CTGCTGCCCCAGCAAACCTTCAACCGCAGTTCCAATACTACCTTGCATGGAAGTCATTTGCTTACCTAAAGCATCAGCTCCAAACAAACCAGTACCGGCAGCAGCATCTCGGTACGCTTGGGTAGCTCCGTAACTGTCTGCTGCAATCTGATCGTAGATACCACCAGTGCCCCCAAGTACTTTCTGTTTCTCTAGTGCAGCAAGTTGTTCTGGTGTTAACGCCGCAACGTTATCCATAGCTCCTACATTATAAAGATCAGTAGCATTTGCTAAAGCATCCTCTACATAGGGTTGAGCGTAGTCTGGAAGACCTGTTGTTGTTGTTGTCGTAGCCATATTAAACCTCCTTAGTGAGCGTTATGAACGTCTCACAGTATCCGTATTTTTTAAGGGCACGTGCCCAACCTTTGCGCCCATAGACTACAGTTCTTTTGCAATCATTGAAACGTGCGAAATCCTCAAATATATTCATGCACTCTGGTAGGAATTCTAACAAACCAGGTGATGTGCAGGCAATGACGGATAGTTGTCTCTTACCTTCTATTTCTTCAAAGCGGGTAATACATACCTCACCTTCATGTCTAATCCAACATTGTCCCACAGCACCTAAGCATTGGAGGAAGAGTCCGTGAGATGTCACGGCTCCTCCTCCATGTTCTAATGCTTGATCGATTAAGGGCCTTAACTTATGCCACTTGTCTGCCAACTCAGGGCCACTTAATAGTCTTATCATTTAAAATATTCCTTCAGGCAGTGTAGGTCTTGTTGCATCTTCATTATTTGGGTAAGATAACCACTGATCTCTCCATGTTGAGAGTGAAGATTGCTGCTCTGCAGTAAGAGAGTTATACCAAAGGGCATTCATGTTATCAACAGTCCGAGAAAAGACTTCTGTTCTATCTTTTCTGCGCAACTCTGCGGATAGCCTTTCAACAGACGTAATAAGTGTACCATCAATATTGTTACCCACGTAAGTTTGAGCATACTCATAGCTTCCCAAACTTGCTATATCAATGACATTACCTTCTGCATCTTTTAATTCATAAAGCATGAATATCTCCTATAGCTTCTTAAAGAAGAGAACACCGTTCCCCCCATACCCACCAGAACGAGCACCATCAGCCCTGGCACCACCGCCTCCGCCACCATAGCCTCCTGCCCCTCCAACAGCTTGAGCAGTTTGACTGGCGTTTGCGGCTCCACCGCCAGAAAAAACACCACCGACACCACCCCGTGCAACAACTTGATTGTCATCAATGTTTGCACTTTCATAATATCCACCATCAAAGTAACCAGATGAAAGTTCACGTCCCATAAAAGTTAAGTTAACTGCATCCGTATCTGCCGCTGGTGTAAATCGGGTAATGCCCCCTGTAGTAAGTCCAGCAGTTCCTGAATCAGTGTTAGCAACACTCCCCCCGTATATGTAAGTGGGAGCAGAGGTAGTGTTTGGAGCCTCGCCAACGATATTTAAAAATTGTATTCCTGCCCCACCACCAGGACTAGAGTTCGATCCCTGTGAACCAGAGGTTGTGTGGGAAAACAGTAAATCAACAACACCTGATACGATCGAGGCTGTTCCCCCTGCTCCACCCACACTGCTTGATCCCTGGTTACCACCAGCACTTCCCCCTGTGGTGGTTGCCAGCGTGGTGCCACCTACTGTGAAAGTAGAGGTACCTCCAGGCGAAGTACCAGTAGCGCCGAGTCCTCGTGTGAAGGCTAAGGTAGTAGTGCCGTCCCACTTGAATGAGAAACGAGCTAGGCCAGATGAACCTCCTCCCTTAGCACCGGAGGTACTGTCATCTGTGTCATAGGAACCCCCTTTACCTCCTCCACCGCACATTACGAAAGAATAATAACCCGCACCGTCAAGTTGGCTAGATAAGTTTGTAGAGCTTGCAACAATGACTGAGTAGTTAGCAGAATCAAGTCCTGCGAGAGCAGCAGGATTAAGAGAGGTTATTCGACCTGCTATTTGTAGGATACCTGCACTTTCATCCCAGGACAAATACTGATCACTTGAACCTACAACAAAGTCACCAGCAGTAGTACCTGTAGCAATACCATTATTCTGACCCACAAGAGCGGTACCTGCTGTAGTTCCTTGGGGGATTGGTTGCTCACCATCTGTGTTTAATGTGATATTACCAGCTTTAATATTCTTACTAGTAATAGCATTAACATTAATTTGATCAGCATCTATAGTACCTGTAGAAATATTACCACCATCTATTGACGTTACAGGACTACCATTAAGTGCAAAGTCACCATTGTTGAATGTCACAAGACCTGAAAAAGATATCCCCTCTTTAGGAGTGGTACCAGTATCTGAACTGGTTGTAGCTATACCTGTTACATCTATGAATAGTAAATCAGAAAAGTAAACCAACGTAGTTGAAGTAGCAACGGCTGTTGGTGCAGTCTCCGACCAAGTTGCTGATGGGGTACCCGCTGTGATACTAGACAGTGCAAGGGTTGACCATGTTAGTATAGCAGATGGAGCACCAGGTGTGCCTGTAGATGAGGATGCATATAACCTACGTGAAACAAACCTTGGGGCTGGGGATCCATCAGCTCCAGACGAGGAGCCTGGATTAGCTTCCCAATTACCAACAGCTTCCCAGTTTCCTGTAGAGTTAGGTTGACGAAGACTAAGAGATGCTACGTATAGTGTACTACCAGATGCTGGGACAGTGGCTATTGTGCTCCAAGATCCCGTACTACTAGCAACACCCGTAGAGGCTACAAACCCAGCAGTGTTTAAAGGAACTGTTGGGGAGCTTGTTCCATTTTGAAACAGATAGACTGTACGAGAGCTGTCTCCATCTAATATGTTTTTTATTGTAATTTCATCTGATCCTACTCTTGGCATCTCTATTCTCCTTTAAGTATCAGCCACACTTACAGAGACTCCGAAACGCTCTTGTGTTGTTACATCTTCAGGCCCTACAATAATGTTTGGAAACCCTGTACCTGAGGCTAACACACCACCTGTTGAAATGACAGTCCGATCAGATATGGAGGTAACACGAACTGCTGCACCATTGGCCCGTGTCCAGGTGTATGTTACACTTGTGCTTGGTGCAACACCCGTATCAACATCTGTTACATTGGCTGTCAAAGTCTTAGCTGTTCCTGCACTATTTTTAAACACCGTCCCGTCACTAGATGTTACCGACACGATAATAGCACCAGTACCAGCCGCACCTTCTTGAACTTTAAACACAGTAATAGCATCTGAACCACCAGTGGCACCTGTTACTTTAACTGTTAACGTATTACCAGTATTCCCTAAGTTTGTTTGAGCAATAGCTAGGCGAGCAATACCATTCTGTGTAACTGGGAAGGTACCTGTAGTTTCCACAGTACCCGAAGTATCAGCATCGTAAAAAGCAATACCACCTTGAGCAGTGCTCGTAGTGGTTTGAGTAGTGAATGCAGCACCGTTAATAGAAGTAGCTAATGTGATGTTACCTGTAGTACCTTGAGACTCAATACCTAAAATAATATTAGGCTGACTAGCATTAAGAGTACCTGCGGAGTTCGCAAAGAAGGTCTGTGATGATGGTACAATCTCAATAACCTGACCACCAGCCCCCTCTTTAACAACAGACAAAGTAATGTCTTGTGTAAGACCAGTAACAGGTGTTGTTGTAGATGTTGGCACCACACTGAATGTTAGTCGTAGAGTGACACTGATTGCAGCTGTTGCTGAAACAGATGGGATTGTAATAGTACCACTAGCGTTAGATGGGGTTCCCCAACCAGTTGATGAACCTACGTATGCTATATTGGTGATTGAAAATGTTTCTGGTGTAGAGCCAATGGTAGCGACATAAGATGCTTGTGTTTGACCTACGAATACAATTAAGGTAGATGTAAATCCAGCAACGTTAGAGACTGTACCATTAGCTGCAGCAGCAAATGTGTGGTTAGCGTTAGTTGTGAACGCTGTAATCGGATTTGTACCGTCCGAAATATCGGTAATTGTAATTTCATTAGAGGCTACCCGTGCCATATTATTCTCCTATTTTAACAGAAACTGCTAATCTTATTTGTGTTGTTACATCTTCAGGACCTAGCACAATACGTCTAAGAACTCCTGTGTTTAAAGATGCAGTTATCGCAGCCGAATCTTCTGAGTTTGCTGGAACACCAATGGCACAAACCCCAGAACCATTTACGGTATTAGGTACCCCATTGGTTGAGAGGACTGTCCTACTCCCATCATTGGTTAGGCAAATAGTATTACCTTCATAGGTCCAGTCATAATCATAACCATTATAGTCTGTAGTTGTTGGGGTTACACCTCCAAGATTAACATTAGCCGTTAATGTCTTTGGGGTACCCACGGCATTCTTAAACACCGTCCCAGAGTCTGTAGTTATATATACACTCAAAGCAGAAGACCCATCCTGTGAAAGAATAACGGGGGTTTGCCAAGTGTTCGAACTCGTTATGGTACCCTCAGTTTCAGACACATACCTAAATGTAACCCATAGGTAACTAGCATCATCTGATGGTACAGTCCCTGTCCACCCATTGTTTGATGTTATTGTTACATTATCCAAGTTGGAGTAGTCATAAGTCACAAAACTAGGTGCAGGTGGAACAGTGTCATTAGCTGTGCGTTTGTATAGGAACAGAGTTATGTTACCATTGGCACCATCTGACCCCGTACCCCCACCTATTCCAGCACCACTTGCGTTAACACCTGGTAGGAGTCCCATATTAAGGGCTTGTGTTATTTGATTTGTCCAAGAATCTAAAACAGGGTCTCCGGTATAGGGTGGTCGGATAATAGACATTACCTGCGACCTCCCTTACTTATTTGAATTTGATATCCTGTGAGATTCCAATCAAGGGTTGTTTCATTTGACTGGCTTTCAATCCTGTAGTTTAAGAAGCGACCATTAATCCTAACATCCGCCTTATAATCTAGGGTAGTATCAAAAGGTATTGCAGGTCTAGTTGTAAAATCAACTGCCTCCCCAACCTTATCTACACCATCATACTTAATATTGGCTTTAGAAGATCCATCAAACAACAGAACCATACCCGACACACTCTCAGTGTCAAACTCAGGGGTGATTGCCATGCGCCTACGCTCTAGTACAGCCCCTGGTAGGAATGAACTTCCATCTACACCAACAAGTTTTGTAGGTGCTGAAAGAAGAAGGTCTCCTCTAATAGCAGACATCGAGTTTGTACCTGTAGGTAAGTCTCGTTTAGTCCACACATTATTACGATAGTTCCACACATACACAGTTGTACTAGACCAGAACCAAACCTCATCATATTTATTAAATCTAACAGCTTTAATATTAGTGTTATTCCTAAAGAAACCCCTAACCCTACCATCAGCTATTGAAGATATGGATCCTGGATGACCACTGAATACGTAGCAGTCGTTACTTCCATATACAATATGTTTACCATCTACCTCTATAACACCACCTGTATTATTAACTCCATAGTTATTTGTTACTGGTGATATTTGGAATGGTACGAAAGGTGATCCGGTTTGTTGAACAGAGTGTATAGAAGAATCTGTGTATACATAGAGAACTCCTTGAAGCTCCTCCATGTCTTTAATAGTTCCTGTAGCTGCTAAGATAAACTCATCTGCTGTATTAGCACCATTCTTAAAGGGGTTCCAATTCTCAGGGATAGCACCTGGCCCAGCAACATCAGAGGTACGTATGGTGCCTGTGAGTGTACGACCACCCGTTTCTTTTAGGTTACCTGCAACTAAGAGGTTTCCATAAGACCTTACAACACCTGCTGTTACTGCTGTGATTGGGATAGTAGTTACAGACACCTTATATACAGAACCTCCTGAAGATGTCTCAGGTACAAAGAAGAATTTATTATTACTAAAGTCAACTTGTGTAATCGTTCCAATGTCTGCCAATGTGGCATCTGGTGATACAACTCCGGATGAGTCAACAGTGACTGTCTCTGTGTGGATTGGGCTAGATGTGTTCCGAGGTATTGCAGTTATCTTAATTGAGATGGTATTACCCGCACCTGGATTTACCAGCACCGTGTTCTTGATCTCAGTAGATCCAGAAGAACCATCATGTTCAAAAGAAGTAATCTCTTCCTCAACTGCATAGGAATCCCATCCAGGTAAAGGTGTAACACCCACCACATCATCTTGCAAGAAGACAGGTGTAGAGTTACCATTGTTAAAAATAATATGATAACCACCATTAAACAAAGTATGTTGCCAGCTACCACCAGTTACCCCAGTGTTATTACCACCTTGTGCTGATACAACAGAGAAACTATCGTTGTATACTGTGAACACTGTATTAGATCCGTTGTCTGTAATAACTACATATCGATCTCCAAGTGTTGAAGGCCAGTACGCAACGTACACAACGTTTGTAAGTGATGTTAGCTTATCAACATCAGATGGGAACCGTTTAACAGCCCCATCCCTAAAGCGAACATTGTGTACATCTGAAAAGACATTAGGTGGTAGCGATACTGCAGGAGTATCTTGCACAAGACCTGCTGATGCTAGATCTGTGATTGGTATAATCTGTTGTGGCATCGCTACCTCCTATTTTAATCTAATAACTCACGAGCACTCGCGCTGCCCAGTATTCGGGTCAAAAAAACACGCCTCCGCTTTCGCTCCGTCCGTCTCTGTAATACCTTCAACCTGGCCCTCAATCTCCGTTTCTTTTTCCACGGTCTCATTGAAGATTCCGTAGCGTTTTCCAGAGATCCTAAATGTGGTACAGCCCTTGGCTCCCTCTTTCCATGCCGTTTCGTAAACACGTTTGAAATCATCGTAACTAACATCATCTCCCACATTACAAGTTTTAGAGCAAGCACTGTCAACGTAGTGTTGAGCCAAAGTAAGGACAGCTAAGTGTTCATGAACTGAAATGTCATCTGCCTTTCGTCCTTCAACTCCTCGTGCAAAGGCGTAGTCCTTAACGTCCTCATAGCGTGGACCGTCAAAAGTCTGGATGGTACGCTCATATGAATGTGAAAAGACTGGTTCGATTCCACCACTGATGTTATCCGCCACAAGGGAGATTGTCCCAGTAGGTGCAATAGACGTGAGGTGACTGTTCCTAATACCATGCTTTCGGATCTCCTTTTGAACAAATGCCGGGAGTGTACGAATGAAGTTACCTTTTAAGTAATCTTCACGATAGAGGGGGAATGCTCCCTTCTCTTCTGCAAGTTTTGCTGAGGCGTAGTAGGTGTTGTCTCTGAGACATGCGAAGACTTTTTCCATCCATCGCAGGAACGGCTTAGAGCCATACTCGAATCCAAGCATCTCGCCTGCATTAGCAAGACCTGTAACGCCGAGTCCCATTCTCCGCTTATTCTTTGCCTCATCCTCTTGCTCCCTTAAAGGATAGATAGTACGATCAACAACGTTATCCATAGCACGAACAACGTGAGGAATGTCTTCTTTGAATTGAGCAAAGTCGAATGTGTATTTATCATTTTTATTCTTAATTGTATACTTAGTGCAGTTGAAAGAGCCTAATAGGCAAGCCCCATAAGGTGGTAATGGTTGTTCACCGCATGGGTTAGTAGCACTAATGTCCTCACAGTAGTATAAGTTATTCATTTCTTGGATGCGATCAATAAACAAGACACCAGGCTCAGCCCAATCCCATGTAGACTCCATTGCCAGATCCCAGACCTCTTTTGCAGAGACTGTTTCATGTACAATTCCATCAAAAACTAGATCAAAGCTGTCATCTTCTTTAGAAAGAGCCTCCATAAACTTATCAGTGATGCCTAACGATATGTTGAAACCAGTAAGCTTATCAGAATTACGTTTAGCAGTAATGAAATCAACGATATCCGGATGGTCAATACGGAGTACGCCCATTTGCGCCCCGCGTCTATGACCGGAACTACTAATTGTTTGACATACTGCGTCAAAGATAGACATAAAAGAGATAGGCCCACTGGCTTGGCTCTCCAATGACTTGATTTGAGTACCTCTAGGGCGTACTTTAGAGAAATCATAACCTATACCACCTCCTCTTCGCATTGTTTCTGCTGCTTCTTTAGCACGATCCATAATAGAATCCATACTATCTTTAATATCACCTGATACAAAACAGTTGTAAGCAGTAACAAGCTTACCTGCACCCATCGCAGACTGTACCCTACCAGCTGGGAGGAATCGTTGTAGACCAATGATGTCTTCTAGAATCCATTGGTGTTCCACACTATCACACAATGATCGTGCAATGCGCTTAACTTTACCATCAAAGGTCTCTCCCTTTTGTCTGTACTTCATTTCATCTAATTCTTGAGACAAGGGAGTAGATGGACCCTCATAAGTAATGTTGCGCATGTATATCCTCGTGATATTGTTATGTGTTAATTAATCCGAAGGGGGATCCGAAGACCCCCCTATAAGGAACTTAGAGAATTGTTAAACGGCTGTTGCATTCTGCGATGTTATTTTGAATAGCCATTTTAGGTTTCTCCTTTTAATAGGGGACTATGCCGCCTCTTCTGCTTCAGGAACCTCTAAATCTTCCTGCAGCATTTTAGCAAAGGTATCTCTACCAACTTGTAATTGGTCTAAGTTAAATTTAGTAGAACCGATCTTACGGTCTAAGTCAGATAAGTGGCTAATTAGCATCTTTTGCTTATCAGTAAGTTGGTCTGCAGTGTATTCTTTGTCGTTAATAGTAATGGATTGTGTTTGTTTCTTTTCCATTTTATTCTCCTTTAAGTTATTGGTTGGGCAGGGCCATTACAGCCCCGCTGTTATTTTTATTTTATACTACTCAGGCTTAACTGGCCATGTAATATCGTGTGGGAAGCCAGATTGCTGTGGTACATCTAGTAACGCTTGACGATATGTAGACCACTCAGCTTGCTTATCGGATGTAAGTTCAGCCCAGCGCAGAGGATTAGACGTTACCTCGTCAACATTTTTAAGGAGGTTGTCACGTTCAAATCTAGTTTGGTTTTCTAAGTCCTCTGTAATTCTAGCGCTGTCCTCAACCAACGAACCGTTTATAAACAAAGAGGGTGGCTGTGATAGAATATCATCAACTGTAACACTATCGACCGCAAACCCGGTTGGGCAGTTATTGAGAGCGCTACCTTCTTCAGCGTGATAAGAAGATACTTCACGAGTATCCGTGTTATAAACTATGTAAGTCATTATATCATTCTCCAGATAGAGTAATAAGTCCTTCTGCTACCAAAACCATATATATAAGTGTTTGACCCATTAGTTTTTACAATTGCGCTACCGCGTGCGTATCGGTTTAGAGCAGGTAGTAAAACCAAACCGCTAGTAACCGAACTGTAATTGCTGGAACTGTCGGTGCCGTATGTTATTCTCAGAGCGCCGCTAGTATTGTAAACACGGCCTTGGTAAATGGTATCACTTCTGTCATGCCACACCTCTATAAAGAAAGTTCCTGTAGTAGAGCCAAAGTTGTATGCATTGGTGGTGTTGATTGCGCTGCCAGAAGCATGGAGTGACCATGTTCCAAGGCCGCCTGCGGAAATACCTGTCAGGGCAGAACCATCACCATGGAAGCTAGGCGCATGTACAGGCTCCGCAGAGGTAACCTGAGTGTTGTTTACCTCAAGACGTTCTACACCACCAGTAACAACACGCCATTGGTCTGCTGCGTGGAACTGCATGTAAGTGTCGGTGTCACCAGAGTGTAGTATCTGGTCAGCAACATAGATGTCGTTGAACGTAGGGTTACTTGTAGTGTTAAGTGCTTGGTTGGCTGTATAGGTAGTGTACCCTGCGCCGTTGGTAAGTTGGTTGTTATTGGTGATATAGTTAGCATTAGTAGCGCCCGTGTAGCCTAGATCAGACAGTGTCATGTTACGTGTGGACAGGTTTGTTACATGACCATAGGTGTCAACATCAATGTCGCTAACTACAGAAGCGCCTGACAGAGCAGTTAGACTTGCTTGTGTAGACGTATCAGCATGGTTGATTGTGACCGTACCCGAAGTCCCACCGCCTGTTATGCCGCTGCCTGCTGTCACGCCTATGATGTCACCAACATTTGTGGTGTAGCCATTAGGGTTGCTTGCAGGGTAGTAGTAGCTACCTTGTTGCCCATC